CGCTCTATGAGCGGAGCAGCTAGGTCAGCTGTGTGTTTAAATCACAACCCTAGGACATAAGAACCCCACGAAAGGGCCCGTCCACTCTGTGCTGATAATGACCCAACTACGAATGTCAACAACTGCAGGGGGAGAATAACCCCCCACTGCTTTACGAAGGCTAACACCCTAAACGTAAGTATCGTCACTTGGCATTCCTGCGAAACTGAGCCAGAGTAGGTAATAATTCTAGTTTCATCAAAATTTATTTCAATGAAACCAAGTCCTCGGATTATCAAATCCGCGAACTCTAGAGAATTAGTTTCTCTTAAGTATCCTCGGTTATTACTTTGGGTACTTAAGGTCTTCTTTCCAAGTCTTAACGACTCGAAAAGAGCACTCCTGCTTCAGCTTATGAATAAGCTGGAGTTTCGGTTACACAATAGAGGGCGATTATGGTGTAGTGACCAGTCTAAACTGGCTCAACTTGCCATCCTTCGATTTCTCGAAGGTCGTCCGCTATCGTCACCATCAGGTGTCGCCATGACTAGATCGGGGCTTCCTAAGATCCTAGGATCGGAAGAAGCTTACCGAGCTATTACACAGCGAGACCTAACCTTCATTAAGGCCGTTCTATCTGTTTTACAGATGACTCGGTTACTTAAAGGAGGTAAACCCCTGAACTTAGATACCATCACAGGTCCTTGGACTGGACATCTACCACTAGACGTGGTAGAGTCTATTCCAGGATTCGTGAAGTATCATAAGTTCTCTGCTATCGACACTGAATGGAACAAGTTTCATTTTACTACTAAAGCAGGTCCTAATGGACCGGCTTTAGCTACGTGCCTTCATGATTGGAGAGCTTTAACTCCCGACATGAAAGCATGTATGTCAATTATCGGCGGTCCAGAATTAGCATTCTGAATCGATCGATATGACAGAGTTGATGAAACAAATCCAGGATTCTTAGATCGGGTAGGTTCCACTATTAGTGGACTACCTATTGACCCGGAGAAACTAAAAGTATCAAAGATTTCAGTTAAAGCTGATGTCGACTGTAAGAGTCGACTCTTTGGTATTTTAGATTACTGGACTCAAACGAGCCTAGTACCTCTTAACAAAAGTTTATATAAACTTCTGAGAAGAATTCCTTCAGATCAAACTTTTAACCAGACGGAGGGATTATTATCCTTCCGACCTGATAAAGGATCTAAGTTTCACTCTATCGATCTGACGGCGGCGACTGATAGATTCCCTGTATTATTACAGAGAAACCTATTGGCCGCTTTAATCGGATTAGATAAAGCCAATGCTTGGATGCAGTTGCTTACTAATCGAGTATTTCACCTTAAAGGGGAACCACTTCAATATGAAGCGGGACAACCTATGGGTGCATACTCGAGCTGGTCTGCGTTTGCGTTGACACATCATTTAGTAGTGTTTGCCGCTGCCCGACGAGCCGGTTTACCGGTCTCGTGGAGCAACTACAAGCTTCTAGGTGATGACATCGTGATCGGGAACGACCAAGTTGCTCTTCATTATGGAAACATTATGAAGGAACTCGGTTGTGAATTCTCTGAGGCGAAAACTTTCCGAAGTGATAACTTCTTCGAGTTTGCCAAAAGATTATTCTACCAGGGTACAGAGTTTAGTCCCTTTCCGTTAGTAGGTCTGCTAGAAGTCAGAAAACAGTATCATCTGTTATTTGCCTTCTTACAGATCCTACCTGAAAGAGGTTTCTATGTGCCTAGTTTGACCTGCGACAACCTTGATTGGATTGCTGAGTTATTTCAGATTTCCGGTAAGTCGGGGCGTTTAACGCTCTCTCTTACTAGAAATATGAAAGCTCTCGCTATTGTTCCTTCAGGAAATAGTGTTACCAGTGAACAGGCGGGTGAAGCTTTTAAAGGCTTTGCACGGTTGTTCGGTATCCCTATCTCATGTAATATCTCACTCCCTAAACTCGGATTAATTTTCTCCGAGCATATGAGAGCTGGATATTCATGAGCAATAGCTCGATCAGCAGAGAAGATTCTTGTATCGTCACAGTGTTGGACTGATAAAGTCCAAGATCTGATGTTCGATCAAGACTTCTTCGCGGGGCCAGGTAATCAGCCTGATGTATCACTGACACCTAATGAGATGTTTCCACCTCTAAGGGTTCTATCCGATATTTCGGAAGAAACCTTAGATGGGTTACAACCTCAAGAAGGTATTGCTGGTACGAAGATCTGAGATAAACTACTCAGAACTCGGCTACTAATGATGCCGGTCCATCAGGGTATTCTCCCTGACAGAACGTCACATCAATTTGTAGCAGCAAGAGCCGCTCTTGTTCGATCTCTAGTAACTGTTATTTACAATTACAGAGAAGGAAAGAGACCAAGTTAAGACTTGGTGTCCAGAGTGAAACTGGA